CGAGGCACTCAAAGCATACACCGGCGATCCTCAACTCTCTTAGGGTCTCGCGTATGTACGTGGTGTCTGAGCCGTTGAGGTTCAGGTTTAGGTCGAGTACCTCCATGATCTTCGTCGCCTTCGTCACGTCTACGCCTACGAGTATTTTTGTGAGGTTGTCGAGTATCTTCGCTCTCTTCTCGTCGTTCTGTAGGCCGGGGAGTTTCTCAAGGAATATTCCCTGCCCGACGTCGCCGATGGCGGTCCACTTCTCGAGGCTGATGGTAAAGTGTCTCTGTGCTCTCGTCGCCTTCTCGATGGGGGTCTCGGTGTCGGCTTTGTCGGCGATCTCTCTGGTGAGTGTGGTTATCTTCGCCTCTCTGTAGGCTGCAAGCTCTTCCTCAAGTTCGCTGAGTTTGTCCCAGACGGGTTGAAGCTGCTCATCGTATTTCTGTGCGATTATGGACCACTCTTCATTCTGCTTTTCCCTGAGTGTATTCCACTCTTCGTCTCTCTTCAGATAGAGGTTTGAAACCTCTTTTCTGAGGCCGTCTCGTTTTTCCTTGAGTGTGACGATCTTCTCGTTGATCTCTGCGAGGGTCAGGTCAGAGGCTTTACCGCTCATTACATCTCCATCTTTATGTTCTGATACCCATGTTTTAGCCTTTTCCATCGTCCACCCCTTTTCCTTCAGGAATAGGTATTTCTGTACGACTGTCGAGCCCTCGGGGTCGCTTTTGAGTTTGCCGATTATGGCCTTGATGCCCTTTGAGGCGCTTATGTCGATGGTTTTGAAGCTACCTTGTACGAATTCCTTTTTGTCTACGACGGGGACGTGTATGTAGTTCTCAGTCTCTTCGGGGTCGAGGCCCTCGTAGAGTATGACCGTGTCCGCACCTATCCCGCAGAGAGGGTAGGGACACCTTCCCTTTGGGATGCCGAACGCGAGATGGTCCATGAAGATGTTTCGCTGTACGTAGTCATAGGCGTCTCCGCCCCATTCTCCAGGGGTCTCGTCTTTGTCGTAGGTGAAGCCGATTGACACGTTGGGCTTTTTCCCTTCAGCAAGGTCTTTTAGGTCTTTCTCGGATATGTGGTCTTTGAAGACCTTGAGGTCTACGAGTGTACCTCTGCCGTTGGGGCGCTTTGTCTTCGCGTCTTTGAGGTTCTTGACGAATCGCGGGTTGATGGTTTGCCCGTTTACGTCGTTGATGCTCATAATGAGTACGCTGTCGGGGTGGTTGCCGTATTTGGCCCATCGACCGTCTAGTGTCCAGTAGGTCTTCTCAAGCTCGTCGGCGGGTTTGTACGCTTTGCCGTCTTCGTAGGGCTGTACTATCTCTCGACAGGCCACCACGTTTTTGATTAGAAGGTAGTCGCCTTTATCCTCGATCTGTGAGGCGTCTATCTGAACTGTGTCGTAGGCTCTGTATCTTTGTACCATTTACATCCCCTTTACTATTACCGCTAGGTAGTATTGGACGAGAACGATCATGATGCCAATTATGGATGATGACAGATATATGGCAAACTTGATCCGGTTTTCCATATTATCTATCTTATCGTTGACGCCGAGGAGTTTCAGGCCGCATGTCTCGTCGTGATTTGTCTTAAAGTCTTTAAGGTCTCCCTTTGTGACGAAGTTTAATGTACCCCTACCACCGGTTCCGTTCTCATCATCATTATCCATTTTTAGACTACCCCTGGTTCGACTTTTCCTATATTCGCGTCGAAGTAACACCGACAGCCTGGGTGAATTGGTAGGTTCGGCATGAATTGGCCGGGGCGATAGTCTTTGTTGTTTCGAGGAGCGCAGAAAACGCAGACTCTTTCGTCTCCGGCTGTCCTGTATTGAAATGAGACTACCCCGAAGCTGGATGCATTTGTCTGAATGCAGCCGTTGAAGGTTCTTGTGACTACGAGATGGGCGAGGTCGGCTAACCTGATTCTGATTCCCTCGTCGGTCAGCCAAAACGGTACTTCGCCCATCTCATCAATCCTTAACTATGTCTCCGATCACGCTCTCGGCGTATTTCATGTAAGACTCTATCTGCTCTAGTTTTAAAGTTTTAGCCTCGGGTGACGATTCAGTTAACGCTTTGCCTGTGATCGTTGAGAGTCTGATTAGGGAGAGCTGTTCGACTGCATCGACGTGTCGAATTATGATGTTCTTTGCGAGGCCGAGCGCCTCGTCTTTCTTGACCTTGACGGTTTTGAGGTAGGCATAGAGAAGGTCGAGATCCTCTTCGAGTAGGTTTTCCTGTTTTCTCGGCGCCTCGACTTTTACGTCTCCGGTCGTGGTCCCTGTAGGCTGTTTAGTCTGAGTTTGAGCCTGGACCTGAGTCTGAATCGCTGGCATGGTCGCCCTGAGTAGACCTAAGACTACGTCTCCGCCATCGATCTCTTCGAGACCTTCCATTAGGCGAACTTCGTTGACGGTCTTGTAATTAAGTAGCATGGTTCGCGTCTGAGCCACCCATAGTTCTATCTGTGCCTCATCCTTCTCGTTGATTTCAAAGCCACTATTCCAGACGATCTTATATGGTTTTGCCTCTCTGTCATGCTCTATTTGCCCCGAGTCCATGAGGCGGTCGATTAGGTCTCTCGGGACGAATTCTATGTCGCTCTCCTCGGCTGAGAGTAACTTATGATAGGCGCGTTCATTTACCTCCGAGCCCGTGACGGCACCGGCAGATACGCCTTTGAGTACGTCTTGAGGTATGCGTGAGCCTATGGCGAGGTTGTCGAGCGCGATCTTGTTATACGGCTCGGGGTTCAGAGTGACGCTCTGTACGCCTTTGAACTGTATGTCTTCGCCGGTCGCTGAGACGAAGTAACTTCGCGTGAATAGGTCTTTGAAGTACCCTGCGGCGATCCACTGTTGAATCTGCTCTCTTGTGGCGTTGGGTATCGTTATGTGCGGGAAGCCTGTACCATAACGGTACATGGCCTGGTATTCGCTCCACCTGATGTTTCGGTAGCCTGTGGCGTCGTCGTAGACGGCGTCTATGATGGATACTCCCTCGTATGGGTGCTCGTCGAGTCTAGGGGCGTCGTGGATCAGTCTCGTGTAATGTACCTCGGTGTTTAGTGTTATAGCTCCCCTGTTTATGGTGTAGATTTCAGGTAGGCCGAGTCTGAGGTCTTTTGGGTTTTCGACGACTTTCTGTACTGTTACCTGTGTCTTTGAATATGGAGTGATCTGTTTGATTTCCCCGCCGTTCTTGAGTGGTTTTCTCCAAACGTCTTTTGAGGTCGTGTCGGTGTAGGCGAGCAGTAAGATAGACCATCCATATCGCCTCTCAAAGATTGTAAGTCGTGTTAACTGTCTCTTCGCGTCGAGTTTGATTAGAGCTGCTTGTACTTTACGGTCGAGTTCATTATTTTCGTCCTCGGTCGCCTTCTCATCCGCCAACTTGACCTTAAACCAGTTGTCGAATATGTCTGAGGCTATCCAGTTAACGAGCCACTTGATTACGGGTTCTCTCTGCGAGGCGAACAGTCTTGAGGCGTCGGTTATGACTTCGCCGAATGAACCTCCCTGTGACGGGTTAGTGAAGGGTATTCGCATGGCGGAACCGTCTGCGTATGTATCCTGTGCGAATGATCTGAAGAGAGACATGCTTAGGTCGGCCTTCAACCTTCTCTCTGTCTCGACTGCGTTTTTTGTTACGGTCTCAAGCTGAACTTGTGTGTTTTCGAGTTTCGGCGTTATGGCGTTGATGGTGTCTGTCGCCTGTTTGATCGTGTTGCCTTGTGTCTCAATTATGTCTCTGTTGGTGATCCTGTCAAGGAGACGACGTCTTTTCTCGCTCATGACTCATCTACTATCCCTTGTTTCACACTGCTTTAATTCTTTATGGTGGTCCAAATGCGAAAGCTGCCGGTGGGGTCAGGTCCACGAGACTGAAAGCTATGTCGAGGCCGTCGAGTCTGTCTTCTCGTCTGCCTCTAGGGAATTCTCGGTACTCTGAGAGGAAGTCGGGCAACCAGGGAGTATGCACGTAAGCCGGGTCGGGTAGTTTGATTCGACCGTTTTCGAAGTGAGGGGATAGACTAATCATTCTATCCTCTTTTGAGTGTGTGACCTTGACTTCGACGACGGGCATCCCCATGAGGTAGGTCGTTCGATGTAAGACTTTCTGATACGCTACACTCTCGATGCCGATCTTCAGTGGTCGTCTCTGCCATTTGTCAGGTAGGCCGGGCCAATTTGTTCTCAGGCTCCATTCTCTGATCTTCGCTATCTGTGCGGGGAAGTCAAGGTGATCGGCGAATATATCGAGTAACCATATTTCCCTATAATCGGGTATGAAGGCTACTGCGACAAGTGCTGTGTTATCGCTCTCAGGGTTCTCTGAGATCGCCGGATCGACGCCAATAAAGATTTGGAGTTGAGGGAATTTGATTATGTCGTCCGGCCTGTAATAGTGTAGCCACTTGTCTTTGAGTGTGAGCCCTTCCATGCCTCGGGGATCGTTCTGATAGAGACAGTTAAAGCGGATAGTACCGATTTCGGCGTGTCTTCTCTGTAGGGCTACGTCATCCCATACTTTAGGCCATAATTCGTAAGTGGGGCTGTTATCGTCCTGTGGGTCTACATGGTTGATTGCCTGATAGACCTTGACATAGTACATCCCGCCTTTCTCTATTCTCTTTTCGAGGAGGTTTCCCCAATAGTCGGCGTAGTGCCATCGTGTGCCTATTGCTACCATCTTCCCTGTCGGAGAGAGCAGGGGTATGACAATCTTCTCGATGAATTCGACTATCTTCTCTCGCTGAGTGGTGCTCCTAGTCTCGTTCTCGTCGAACGGGTCGTCGAGCAGGATCATATCCGCTCGGTCGCCTGTAAGCGAACCGTGTAGGCCTACTCCCCGCATGCTTAGGGCTTTGTCGATTAATGGGCGCTTGACGATGAATCCCTTTTCGCTCCAGGGGAGACTTTGTTGGAGGCGTGGGAAGACGGCTTTTAGCTTGTCATTCATCTCTATGTTCTGTTTGCACTCCCTGAGTACATGTTGTGCGAGCATGGCGGTTCGACTACAGATGAGAATACGCATGTTGGGGTTCCTACCGAGCTCGAAGAGCGGATACTTGACTGAGACTAGCGTCGTCTTCGCGTGCTCTCGTGGTGCCTCTATGTGTACACGAGGCATGTTCGACTGAAGAATGTCGGCTATCTCATTATGGAAGAATCGTAGGTCGGGGTTGTAAACACCAGTCTTCTTGAGTACGTAATCTACATATTGAGCGTCTGTCATGGGTGTTACGTTTCGCGGGTTGTCTCTCCAGGCGTATTCGCAGAATACCTTGAAATCCCTACGAGCGAGAAGTCGAAGCGCCTCGTCCTCTATGACCGTCGAGTAGTCAAGTTGAGGACGGGCGCTCAAGTCGGGTGCCTCATTTCATGTCTGCGAGTTTCGGCAGGGAAGCCAAGTCGCAATCCGAGAGCACCTTCGCCACGTTGAAGGCGAGTTGCGGGTCTGCGCCCTCGAGACCGCGTAGGATCAGGCTCAAGGCCTCACGCCTATCCTCGGCGGTTTCAACGGTCGTCGCCACCGACTCAGGCGTAGGCGTCACATACTTCAGTACATCCATCTCCCGAGTGACGGCAGACAGGACAGTATTCATCGCCATAACCCTAACCATAGGCGGTTGCTTCTTATCAAGAATAACGTCAAAAGCTCTCTTACGAATCTCTCGAGTCACACCGAGCATCTCCGCCTGAAAGACGGCAATATCCTTACTCGACGCTCTCACGATCTCAGGAATCCAATTCGCCCGACGACTCCAATCATTATGCAGAATGTGTAAAGTCTTGTCGTCTATAACAAGTTGACCATTCAGCTCCAACTTCGCCATAGACTCAATAACACTGACAGGGTTTTCCCCCGTAATGATCATCTTCAGCATATCCATCCGGCGTCGATAGAGTTTCGCGTCCAAGGTGGTCGCCCTACACATCTGGTTTGGGAATAGGTTTAATTAGGTTTGTTTGACTATTTGACTGTTTCGGAGTGTTGGGACATTACGGGTACTTGTGTGCTAATCGTTTTTGAGGTTGGTTAGCTGTGTTATTTGGTCTCTTACTATGTCCATGTATGCGCCGTGTTGTCTGTCTGTGATTCTGAAGGTTAGGTAGTCTTGTGTTGTTTGCCTTGTTTGTTGAAAGGTTGGGCGTCGTCTTATTTTGATGTAGCAGTCTGCGGGGTGTATTGTGGGGTCGTATTCGAGGAGGCCGACATGCTTTGGTAGTTCTTTGGCTGTGACCATGTCTTTTGGGGTTAGTAGGTAGTGGTAGTTTAGGCCTGTGCATACGTATCCGTTTTTGAAGTCTTGTCTTGAGACCTTTACCTCGATGCCTTTGGAGACTTGTTTGGTGCCGACTCTTTTCTTCTCTTCGTAGCCGTTGGGGTAGGTCTTGACTACCTGGTAGAGTGGTTGGTCGTAGAGGCCGACTACGTCTATTACTCGTTTGTTGTCGGTGTCTTTTGTTAGTTGGTCTTCTATGCTCCAATCTCCGATTATCCAAACCTCTGTTGTGACGAGTCGGCAGCCTACTTTGTTTAGGTATTTGACGCCGAGTAGTTTTAGGAGACGGTGATTGAGAGTCTCGGTCAATTCTTTTTCGCCCATTCGTCGAGATTGACTGAGTATGATGCTACTCTTTTGACTGCTATTCTGTGAGTCTCGGGGTCGATCTCTATTCCTATGTATCTTCGCCTGAGTTGTTTCGCTGCGATACAGGTGGTCCCCGAGCCAACGAAGGGGTCAAGAACCACCCCACCTCGAGGACACCCCAACTCAATGAGGTACGCCATAAGCTCCACAGGTTTCACCGTGGGATGGGTGTTTCTACGGTTAGTCCTGAATCGTTTGGTAACATCATCTTCTTCCTGATTGCCATGTCCCGCGTGAATTACCTCTTTCTTCTCTAAGCCATAAAGTCCATACTCGCGCTCCCCCGTCCCCGCCTTCGGCACGTTCAGGAACCCATGATGAACCGCCCAAGCATCAAGATCAAAGTAGCGGGAGAATGAATCAATAGCGCCATAACTATT